GAACATGCTGAAATCTTTGAAGAGGAAAGCTCTGATCGTGCGTTTGAAGAAGATGTAATGCTGTCAGGTTTTGCAACTGCCCCTGTTAAATCAGAGGGTGGAAGTGTCAACTTTGATGATGCTCAAGAAACTTACACAGCGCGTTACACACACGAAACAATTGCACTGGCTTTCAGTATTACTGAAGAAGCCGTGGAAGATAACCTTTATGACCGTTTGGCTAGTAGATATACACGCGCTCTTGCTCGTTCTATGTCTCAGACAAAACAGATTAAAGCTGCTGCTATTTTGAACAATGCGTTCACAACTGGCGCTTCTGCAATTGGTGACGGTGCAGCTTTATGTTCGTCTTCTCACCCAACTTTAAACGGCACACAAAGCAACATTCTTGCAACAGCTGCTGACCTTAATGAAACTTCTCTTGAGCAGTTACTTATTAATGTCGCAGGTGCAGCAGATGAGCGCGGTTTAAAAGTGGCTATTCGTGGAACTAAACTGATTATTCCTAAAGAACTTCAGTTTGTTGCCGAAAGATTATTAAACAGTAATCTACGCCCCGGAACTGCCGACAATGATGTCAATGCAACTAAATCAATGGGTATGCTCCCAGAAGGTGCAGTTGTTAATCACTTCTTAACTGACACAGATGCGTTCTTTATTAAAACAGATTGCCCAAATGGGTTTAAAATGTTCCAAAGAACACCTCTTCGCACAGCTATGGAAGGTGATTTTGACACTGGAAATATGCGCTATAAAGCCAGAGAAAGATACAGTTTTGGTGTATCTGACTGGAGATGCGTATTCGGAACTCCCGGAGCTTAAGGTTAAAAACATTTAATCTTATATAAGGGTGGCCTTGTGCCACCCTTATTTTTTGTGTAAACTAAAACTCTCGGATAAATAGCTTTAAAGACTGGCCGGGCAGACGCTTACAAAGACTTTAAAGCTTAACTCTTGTAAGGAGAATGACATGGCAGTACATTTTACAGGCCCTATTTTGTATGCAGGGAAAGATGCCCCTCGCAAATGGTTCGCAAATTTACCAATAGCTAACACACCAGATTATGTTTCTACATTTGATGACTATACTGGAGTGGCTTTAGACTCAACAAACGATTGGACAGTGGTTAAAGATAGTGGAGCATCAGCAGCAATAGCAGCAGATGTTGAAAGCGGAGTTCTTTTACTTTCTTCTACAGCTACAACAGATGATGACGGTGCTTCCGTTCAAGGCAACGAAATATTTAAAGTTGCAACAGGTTCAACTGGCAGAGACATTTGGTTCGAAACCAAGTGTAAAGTTTCAGACGCAGATCAAATGGATTTTTGTATTGGTTTGACTGTTAATTTTGCAACAAATCCAGAAGCAATGTTAGCTGCAGCCGACAGAATTGTTTTTGAATCTGATGATGGAACAGCAACTCTTCAAGTTATTACTGAAAAAGATGGTACAGAAACAGCGACAGCTTTGTCGTCTACGTATGATTTGGAAGATGATACCTTTGTTACTTTAGGTTTTAAAGTTTCTGGAAAAAATAAAAGTAGTGCAATAGTTGAGTTTTTTGTTAATAGAGAATTGGTTGCTACACATACAACTAATATTCCTGATGACGAAAACCTAACTGTTGGAGCTATGGAACTTTCTGGTGACGCTAGTGGAACTAAAACAGCGTCTATAGACTACCTACTTGCAGTTCAAGATAGATAGGAGCAGTAAATGGCAACAGCGAAAAAAACTGTAACAAAGAAAACAACTTTAAAGACTACTGTTAAAAGCTCAAAAAAGGAACTACCTCCGCAGGGTAGTTCCGAGCATAAAGCAATGGTTTTAAGAGGTGAAATCAAAGAATAGGAAGGAGGGTGTATGTCGGGATCAGATGTACAATCCACATTTATTGAGGCAGCAGCTTCTGATGATAATGGAATATCAACGGCAGCTACTTTGTCTGAGGCAGGTAATCTCACAATTAACGGTGCGTTAGCTGACGGAGGCTCTGTTACTTTCGACCAACCTCGTAATGTTATTATTACTTCTGCCGGAGATGATAGTGGCGACACGTTTACTGTAACAGGTACAGACGAAACAGGCACCGCTCAAACTGAAGTCATAACAGGAGCAGATACAGGAGTCGCAACAGGCTCTAAATATTTTGCAACTGTTACGCAAATTGCAGCATCTGGTGCAAGTGCAGGTAATGTTGAAGCAGGTTCTGGTACAGCAATAGCCGCTCCTATATTTAGGGGCAGCCTAAGACTTCGTAATTTTTATTTTGTTAACACGGGTTCTGCAGGGACTATTTCGTTAAACGAAGGTTCTGCAACAGGTTCTAACAGAATGAAATTTAACACTATAGCAGGTGCAAATACTAATGCTTATCCTGATATAGGAGGTGAAGGTCTTCGGTTTAGTGGAGGCGGTTATGTTGTGTATACACAGACACATTTATCGTCATTGACGGCATTTTATAGTTAACATGGACGCTTCTTTAGAAGAGTCTGTGCGTCAGGAAATTAAAGACTGGTCTAAACATGCTTTAGAACAACCTAACGACATGTTTAGCGGTTTACCTGCTTGTCCTTACGCACAAAAAGCGTGGGAAGATAATCGTGTTGGGTTTTCTTTTTTGTACGAAAAGAACTCACAAACGCTAACAACATTAATATCTCAGTTTGATGATCGTTATGATGTTGTTGTATTGATTGATTTTGATTTTGAAGAAGATGCCGAGGAATTTCACGAATCTTTAGAAAGAATTAACATGGCAATTTCAGAAGGTGTGTATGTTCAAAAAGACGTTTGGGTTATGGGTTTTCATCCTTATGACGACCCTAACGAACTTATTGATGACAATACTTTTTCTGCTTCTGTTAACGAACCGTATTCAATGATTTTTGTTCAAAGACTTAGTAAACTCCAAGAATCTTCTGATAAAATTAAAAAATTAGGGTATTATAAAACTTATCTTGAACAATATGATGTTTCTCAAATGCTGAAGAAACGTCAAGAAACCTATAGGAGACTGCAAAATGGCAATGGGTAGAGTTAATTTAGGTAATGGCGCAGCCAAATCAGTTAAGAAAATGCGTGGTGGTGGCATGGTTAAAAAAGCCCGTGGTGGCGGTATGACCAAGAAAATGCGTGGTGGTGGCATGGTTAAAAAGTTAGATAAAGGTGGTCCTTCTAAAACAGATGAGGATAAAAACCAAGAAAACTATGACAAAGCTATTAGAAAAATTGCTAAACAAAACAAAAAAGGGAAAAAATAAAATGGCATTAGGAAAAGTAGAAAAAGGTCCTCAACCCGTTGAGCTAAACCGCCAAAGGTATAATGAGGGGGTTACCTCTCCAGATGCCTCTAAAGTAACCGTTCCAGAGGGTAAAAAAGGGAAATAACCAATGGGTTCTTCTCGAGTAAAATTAGGGGTTTCTGTTCCTAAAAAAGTTAGAAAACTTAAAAACGGGGGTAGTTTTTCCGGATCAGTAAATTTAGGTGCAGGTTCTCCTACCCGTTATTCGGATACTTCTGGGCGTTTTTCCTTAACTATTCCTTTTGGTCCTAAAAGAGTAGAAAAAAGAAGACCGTCTATAGAAGCTAGTTTTCGTAGAAGACAAGGACTTGGTGGAAGCAGAAGCAAAATTGTGCCTTCTCTTATAATTGGTGGAAGATATAGATACAACATAGGTGAAAAAGGAAAATAATAATGGCATTATCAGGGTCTAAAGACTTTGAGCTTGATGTAACAGAGTACATTGAAGAGGCTTTTGAACGATGTGGTCTTGTTATGCGGACAGGCTACGACCTTAAAACCGCCAAACGCTCTATGAATTTGTTATTTGCTGATTGGGCTAACAGAGGCTTAAATCAATGGACAATAGGGCAGGTGTCTATAACTCTTGCTGACGGCATAGCCGAATACCCTGCAGGGACCCTTACAATGACGGTTGGAGCTTCAGGGTCTTTTACTGTTGGAGAAACAATTACGGGTGGTACGAGCGCGGCAACGGCTTCTATTACAAGTAAACCAACTTCAACAAGTTTGGCTATAACAGTTCCTTCGGGGACTTTTACGTCTGGAGAGACAATTACTGGTGGAACAAGTGGAGCTACGACAACTGTATCTGCAGCAGTTAGTTTTTCTGCTGTTCAGAGCACGATTGACATATTAGCTGCTGTTGTTCGCCGGGATAATACAGATTACAACATTCAAAGAATTAGCCGTGGTGATTACCTTGGTATTCCTAACAAAACAACAGAGGGAAGACCTTCTCAAATATTTGTAAATAAACAAATTACGCCTACTATTAAATTATGGCCTACCCCGGATAAAAACACAGATGTTCTTTTATTTGATAGACTTGTTCGCATAGATGATGCGGATAATTACATAGACACGCTTCAGATGCCGTTTCGGTTTTACCCTGCGTTAGCTGCTGGTTTAGCGTATTATTTATCAATTAAAAAAGCTCCTGATCGAATAACTTTGTTAAAAAGTATATACGATGATGAAATAGCTAGAGCTATTAGCCAAGATGCAGATCGAACTTCCTTTAGTGTCGTTCCTGCTACAAATGGGAGTTAGTTATGCCTAAGTATGCTTCAGGTAAATTTGCATTAGGAATATCTGACAGGTCTGGTTTTGCTTATCCTTTAAAAAGGATGAAAAGAGAATGGACAGGAGCTTTGGTTGGGTTTGATGAGTATGAGGCAAAACAGCCTCAACTTAATCCAACTCCTAAAGTATTTGACCCCCAAGCATTACGTAACCCTCGTCCTGATAGACAAGAAGCCTTGACTATTTATGCAGGAAAACCCAACGTAGAAACCCCAGAAACCATCCAGATTAGGGCTATAGGCTCTATTGGATTTGTAACGGTGACAATCGCATGAGCTTTACTTTCGCAACATTAAAAACCGCTATACAGGATTATACAGACAATTCTGAAACTACTTTTGTTAATAATTTGTCTGTTTTTATTAAAGCATCTGAAGAAAGAATCCTTAAAAACGTACAATTATCTTTATTTCGTAAAAATTCAACAGGATCAACAACGTCTTCAAATAAATATTTAGCTATGCCAAGCGACTTTTTGGCTCCTTTTTCGTTAAGTGTCTTGAGTTCGTCTGCACATGAATTTTTAGAATTTAAAGATGTAAACTTTATACAGACTTTTACGCCAAATCCTGCAACTACAGGAACTCCTCGGTATTATGCTATTTTTGATGTAAGTAATTTTATTTTAGCCCCTACTCCAGATGCTGCTTATACAGCAGAATTGCATTATTATTATCGTCCTGCTTCTTTAACAGCAGGGAGCGATAGTGGAACAACGTGGTTAAGTGAAAATGCTCCTAATGCCTTACTTTATGGGTGTTTAGTTGAAGCGTATACGTTTATGAAAGGTGATCCTGACTTGTTAAACACCTATAACCAACGATTTACAGAAGCAATTTTAAGCTTGAAAAACTTTGGAGAGGCAAAAGAAGTGACAGATGATTACACAACTGGTATGATAATTAAGCAAAAGCAATAATATGTTTAGTGTAACTACGGAAATACCAAGTGATTTTAAGGTTGGTGTTGAAACAACAATAAACAGGGGCCACACTCCCGAAGAAATTGCAAAAATGTGTGCAGATAAGCTCGTTTCTGTATCAGATAACGCTCCTCCTCCAATTAAAGAACAAGCAAATGCCTTTAAAAAGGATATTTTAAATGTTGTGGAATATTACATGATACAAGCAGTTAAAAGCGATAGAGTGACCTTGTATAATCGAATGAAGCAAGCAGGGCATGAACAACTCGCAAAAGCAATTTTAGGAGATTAAGATGGCGATAAGTCAAGCAATGTGTACCAGTTTTAAACAAGAGCTACTTGTGGGGACACACAATTTTACAGCAAGCTCTGGAAATACCTTTAAACTTGCGTTGTATACATCAAGTGCTTCTTTGGGTGCAGGTACAACCGCTTACACTTCTTCCAACGAAGCAAGTGGTACAAACTACTCTGCAACGGGAGCAGCACTTACAAGTGTTACGCCAACAACGTCAGGAACAACCGCCATATGTGATTTTAGTGATTTAACTTTTTCTAATGTGTCTATTACTGCAAGAG